GCCTCAGACATGGAAGTCAAAAATCGATCTACGAACTGTGACTCATTCTTACAGATTGCGTAAACACAGATTTTGTTTTGGTTGTTCATATACGGTACTCCTCCTTATAAATATTATGCCTGACCAATCGATACGGTATCCGTACTTGAATCATACGTAATGCCTAATTTTGAAAATGCTGTATAAGCAGCATTCCAATTTGTACGTTCCGATGATGTAATATGGACCGTTGTATCACTTATATGGTCAGTCAAATCAGAAGCGGCAGCTTTTTTGCCAATCGCTTCATTGATCGCAGATATAACGGAATCATTCTCCGCCAATGCAGTTGCTATTTCACCAAGTGTATCCAGGGTCTCTGGAGCACTGTTTACCAAATCAGCAATTTTGGAATCTGTATAGCTCTTTGCATCAGTAAGCGCCTGAGAAGCACTACCAGATGCATCTGCACCAACATTTGCTGCTGTAAGCGTGATATTGGAGGATAATGCTTTTCCGTTTACAGTCCGAGAAGTTGGAACTTTCTTTCCCAATTCGGTTGTGACTGTATTAGCATTTGCGAATATGTCGGTAATGGACTTATAAAACGTCTTTAGCAAACCAACTGTAATTAAAGAAGAATCTGCCATTTCTTTTAACCCTCCGTCCCGTAATCTAAATTAAGACCGATTTGAGCCAATTCTGTTACAAATCTACTCAAATCGGTCTCTTATTACTTATGGATTACTGGTCAGTGTGTAGTAACTGCTTAAATCTTATGCAAAGATGCCAGCGATATCTGTATCGGTTGCAATTACTAAGCTATCCAGTTTCGTTTTGTCAGATGCACTCAATAAGCCGTCTGTGGACTGAGTAGCTGCTGAATATGTTGTATCTGTTGGTTTTGCATATGTGCCGTCACCACGCAGGAACAGATCGTTCTGTCCAGCAGATGGAGCCGGTACCAGACCATGAGCACCATCAGAATCAGCAGTTGCACCAACCATATCTGCATATGTTGTATTGTCGTTCTTGTAGTAAACAACGCCATCTACGATTGGAGCTGCTGTATAACCTGTTACATCACTTACGTCAGAAGTTGTTTTTACTCCACCAAGTGTGCTGCTTGCTGTCGGTAATTCATATTTATTAGCGCCCTCAGCGATACCATCCAATTTGGATTTGTCAGATGCGCTAAGTAAGCCAGCTTTTGTCTTTGTAGCCTCATCATATGTTGTATCAGTAGCTTTGATTGTAACAGTTTTAGCATCAGCATCTGCTGATAATGTTACGTTATCGCCAGCAGCCAGTTTTACAGTATCCTGTTTAGCAGAAGCTGCGATTGTTACGCCACCAACTTCAACGTTAGCGATTGCATTCTGGTTCTCTTCAGCATTTGCCGGAGCATGAGCTTCCTGAGAATGTGTATATGCAGCGTTCCAATTTGTTCTCTCAGAAGCTGTAATATGAACAGTTGTATCGCCTGTATGATCTGTCAGGGCGGAAGCATCTGCTTTCTTACCAATTGCTTCGTTGATTGCGTCTACGATATCAGCGTTGTTGTTCAATGCCTCAGCGATCTCGCCAAGTGTATCCAGAGTTTCCGGAGCATTGTTTACCAAATCAGCAACTTTCGTATCTGCATAAGATTTAGCATCTGTTAATGCCTGAGCAGCTGCACCAGACTCATCTGCACCAACATCAGATGCGGACAGTGTAATATTTGCACTTAAAGCTTTTCCATTAACTGTAGTTGATTTGTCAACTTTTCCAGCTAAAGCTGTATTAACGGCTTTATTCTGAACCGGATTTGTGCTGGAATCACTCAGAGCTTCGTCAACAGTAACTTTGGTAGCGCCAGCAGCAATACCATCCAATTTTGTTTTGTCGTCAGCACTCAATAAACCAGCAGCAGAAGTTGTTGCTACGTCCTTTGACGGAAATACATCTTTTAATCCTGAATAAAAGGTGTTTAAGAGCTCGACGGTAATCAGTTTCTGTGTATCAGCCATAACTTTATAGCCTCCTTTTCTTTTTATTATCGCATATAATGCTTATCATGTTGTTAATAAAAGCTATCAACTGGTTATTATTTCTCATCATCCGTTGTAGAAAAGATACTACTAATATCCGTTCCATCTGCAATAGTATAACTATTTAATTTTCGTTTATCCGTATACGGCATTAAGCCGGATACTTCCTCTGTAGCTTCTTCATAAGTCACCGCAGTAGCGGACGTATCTACCCAAGATGTCCATTTCCCTGAGTCATCACGAATACGGTGAAGTTCATGTTCGGTTTCTAAGATAAATACTTTCTGGACAATAAGTCCACCAGTTGATAATACTGTACCAACAGCAGTTCCTTCTGGAATGTTTACGCCGTTAATGGAATAATACCAACCGTTTGTTGTGGCATTATCCCAATCTCGAATACGTGTACATTCATCCGGAATATGTCTACCGTGGTCTTTTGGAGATTTTGCGTCTAACTGTTTCTGAATGTTATCAGTCAAACCATTGATGAGCATGAAATCAAAATCAAGCTCTTCAAAACTCAATCCATCCTGACTGGAAGCAATTAGTTTTCCACCTTGCAAAGCATTGATGCCAGTACCACCATGCGCTAGTGATATAATACCATCAATACATTCCGCTTTGGTTTTAAACTGCATGATATTCCCGTCTGCGTCATATATCGTATAGTTCTGATTATTTGCATCACCCACGATTATCTTTAACCTCCTTTTCTAAGTATTAAATCTTTATACTTTAAATAGTATAAATATTAAATAAATGTGAATTGAAATGGTGTGAGATTAGATAATCATGTCTGTTGAGACAGCATTTTAAAATAAAAAGATAAGAGGTGATTAGACTTGGAAGTACCAGATCACGTTTTAGAACAAAGTAAGTTCGTACAAGACTGGATCAATGATAATATAAAGTATGCAAAGTTACAATTTCCACAGGCAAGCGAACAGAAGCTTCGTTCCATCTTAATGGGAATTGTAAAGAAGCATATCCAAAATCACAATGCTCAAATTCATAATGATTATCAGGATGACATGCGCATTCATGCAGATTTATTAAAGATATACGATTGGTACCATAAAGCAAAACCAATTGCTGGAGGAAACGGAACGTTCTTTTACAATCAAGATATCAAAAGTTCTCCGATTCAGGAAGTTATTGATGAGCGAATTGCGTCTCGAAAGAGTTATCAAAGACAACGAGACAAATATATCGAAGACATTTTGTGTTATATGTATCGGTATCTTGATATGATGCAGATGGAGGCAAAGGTTACCATCAATGCGATATATGGTTCCTTTGGTGCGACAACCTTCCAACTTTATAATATTTATACCGCAGCATCCACAACGGGTACTGCGCAGTCCTTGATATCAACAACTGCAATGGCGTTTGAATCATTCTTAAATAATGCTGTTAAATTTAAATCCCTTGGGGAATGTATTACTATGATTGGAAATGTGGTGGATAATGACCCACATGAATTACCATTGGATGGACTTAAGATAATTAAAAGTCCTGATATAATCTTTGAAAAATTCAAAGGACAATTTTTAAAATGGAACCCAGAATATGAGGAACCACTTCGTCGAATTTTACACAACCGTAGCATCGAAGAATTAACCCGGCTATATTATAACAATGACCTATTCGCATTCATTGAAAATGATTTCATTAAGAATAAGATAAAATACATCTATGATGTTACAACGTCTTTTCGAAACCCGAATGAGGTTCCGGAAAATATTCAAGATACCTTATCTTTCTTATGGGATTATTGTCGGGAATTTGTATTTTACAATCATGCATATACCGAGCAGATTGACCGGTTAAAACACGATAAACGTTCTAGGGTTATCTTGATTGATACGGATAGTAACGTTGTAAATATTCAGTCTTGGGTAGACTGGACAAAAGAAAACATCTGGAATATTTCTTCTTCTAAGATGAAAGAAGAAGATATGCAGTTTTGTAGTGTCAATATCATTGCGTATTTAGTAACCAGAATGGCAAGAGAATTATTAGACCGTTATGCAAAAGATTGTCATGTCTTAGAGCGTTATCATAAACGGCTTAATACGAAGAATGAATTTTACTTCCCGAAGATTTTACTCGCGAATGTAAAGAAACGATACATTGCTTGGATTCGATTAAAAGAGGGAAAGCAGGTAAATAAAATTGAGCTTAAAGGGCATGACTTTAAGAAGGCAGGAATCAATGCAGTTGTAGAAGAAGAGATGATGAAAATCATACGGTCAAATATCATCAACCCACCAATTGTAAATACCGTTGGGGTAATGAAAGATACTGCTGCATTAGAAACAAGAATTCGAGAATCCTTAAAGAATCGAGAACGAACCTATCTAAATCGTATGAACTGTAAGGTAGCAAAAGCATATGCAAACCCTTGGTCACAAGGAGCATATATTGGACCGATTCTTTGGAATTTGATATACCCGGATAATGAAATCTTAATACCGGATAAATTAGACATCGTATATATTAGTATCTTAAAGGAATCCGATTTGGAAAAGCTAAAGGATTTTCCAAGAGAACAAGAATTGATTCGAAAGCATATTTTCCATGGTGGGATTCCAGAATTAGAAAGCAAAGGAATCAAATACCTGGCACTACCAAACGATGGTAGTAAAATTCCTGAATGGGTATATCCGGTTATGGATATTGAACGTATCGTGACCCGTAATACCGGAACATTCTATCCGGTACTTACTGCATTAAACTTTACCACGATTACTTCAGGAGATAATGAATACTTCTCAAATATACTAAGAATTTAAGGCTTTTTACACAGCATAAAAAATAATCAAGGAGGAATTTTAAAAATATGCCTTACGAAAGAAATAATCAAGAAACGAGAAAACAAGTAACCACAAGAGGAAATCGTACATCCAATCCAAATGCAGAAAAAGCAACTGCCTTTGAATGGGATTATCAGGATGAAATGGTGAAAATCATTATCACTCCTGAATTAGAAGAAAGCAAGCAATCCGAGCGTCGTCGTTATGATTATGACAATTCATGGGTTACTTGCATTAGTAGAGCAAAGTGTCTCGATTTGTACTTACAGGTTGAGAAAACACTTCTTCCTGTTTTAGACACAGAGGAAGATAAATTCGTTTCTGTATCCGTTGCTGAGGTAAATCAGGTTGGCTTAGGAATCAAACATATAGATGGAAAAACCATTACCTACTTTAAGTTGATTCGTAACATTGACCCGACAAATTTACAGAGCCAGTTGGAAATCATATACGAATTTAGAAAGGGAGAAGTTATTGTAGATTACAACAATCAGACAGGAACCTTTGCAAACCGGATTGTATCCGAAGTAGAATTCTTATTATTTGTAAACGACTTACGAGAGTTTGTATATGCAGCATCCAAAGCATACAATCATGCAAACCGTGTCGTAGATCGTACGTACAAAGATATTATCTCAGATAACATTCGAGCAATTGGTACAAAAGTAGGTGCCGATATCTATATTCCAGGAGCTGCACAAAGAGCAGGTGCTCATTATGGTCAGACTTCA